TAAAATTTGCGCCTGCTCCTGAAGTGTCATCTATGTCACCTCTAATTAAATAATTATTGTAAGTTGCACTAAAAACATCATTAAAACTTTGACTGGCTACTCCACTAAAACTAGTTGTATTCAATAATACCATTCCGGCTTTTTTTGTGCCAAGGGCTGTGTTAAGTGATGTATCGATTGATGATCCAAGTGTGCGAATCGCAGCAGCACCATCTTTGACCAGCGCAGTGTCGTCTGGTGTTGTCCAACCATAATTGGTAGTTGTTGCCATGTGTTAATTAACTCCTAATAACGCGTCTTGCCAGCGTAGTGCTGGGTCTAGTGTATTCCATAATTCACCGGCAAATACATCTTGCCACGCCACAGGCACAGCTGAGAATGTGAAGTCTGAAACATTCAATGTAAGTCTAGCAGTAAATCTATCAATTTCCCATTGCCAGCCTTCCACATATCCAAAAAATTGAGTTGGAAACAAAAGGGCAGGGAAATCTGTCACTGATACTGGCATCCCAAAGAATACGCCAACAAGTGCATCAAGCAATGGTTGTGTCATAGTTGGTGCATCAATTTGGATTCTAATGCCTTGGATAACTGGTTGAGGGTAAGCATTTAAAAGGACAATGCGATCAGCTAAAGTTTCGGCATCTGTTGCAGTCTTTAAATATGTGTCAATTGATGCTGTGATTCTGCCGTACAAGCTGATTGAATCTAGTTCCTCAGTTTGAAATGAGGCTGTCGGGTCACCATAAGTAACTATTGCGTCATTGATAATGTCGTTGCGTGATGTTGTGACATTGATACCATCTGCAAGAATAAAGTTCTTTGAAATGTTAATGAACCCATTGGCACTTACATAATCGGCTCTATGATCCTGATCTTGATATCCAATGCCACCAGATGTTGTTTCAAATATGTAGCCACTGCCTGAGTCAGCAACTGTTTGAACATAATTTAAAGCATTGATTGCACCAGGGTCACCAGTTGAGTCAAACAAATCATAAGTTCCAGGAGTATCAATGTCTGAAATATCAACACTTAGAAGATCATTCCAAGTCTCTGTAGTGTAATCAGTCCACACTTGTGTTGCAGGTAATTCATTCCATTTAAGTCCAAAAGTGTCAGTGATAACTGAGACAATACGATCACCATCTTTTTGTTCCGGGTATCCAACCAGGTTTGCTTCTTTAGCTGCAAGTTTTGACAACCCACCAGATGCACTGATCTGTGTGATAAATGTGTTTGTTGTTCCAGCATCAAGGACTGAAACTGAAACATCTGTGACTGTGCCTGTAAAGATGTTTGTGTCTGTTCCTGCAAAGTTGTCAAGGGTAATTGTTATTTCATCAAAGATTTCAACATCAGTGTAAGGCAAGTTTAAGAAATCAATTGTGGCAAATCCTGCTGTTGATTGTTGTTGTACATCATCACGACCCATGCTGATTTGTACGCCCTCAAGCGTGTAATTTGTTACAGCTGTGCCGTTAATCTTAACTGTGGCGTTTGGTGACCAAGGCATGATTATCTGCCAGGAATCATTGGTTTGACAAACTTGTTGACAGTTCCAGCCTTTGCAGCATTGTTGATTGATTTGACCACTGTTTGGGCTTGTGCTTTGGAATTAGTTGCACCAAATGTGTTATTGATGTTTATCACTTGACTAGGGTTGCCACTGGCCAATGCACCTGCGCTTCTGATTGGTGCAGTTGCAATGTCAAGAATTGCACCACCGACAAATGATTCTTTGAATCGTTCAAATGCTCGTACTGCTGCTTCTGTCTTTTCAATAATCTTTGTTAATGAATCAATTAACTTAATTAATAAACTGTCACCAGTGCTTGGATCAATGGCTAATAATTTTCCTATTGCATCACCAAGTTGTCTAATCTGTTCACCAAGTAAATAGGCTTGACCCTCAGTTGATTCAAGATCATAACCAAATGTCACTGCACCAGTTCCAGCATCATAAAATGCTTTAGTTAATCCTTGTTTGCCAGTTCTAGTCAATCCATTAACCAAGCCCTCAAGTGCTGGCACAAGATTATCTGTGACAAACTTTGCAAGTTTTTCCATAAAAGGTAGTAAAGCAAATCCAATTTGTTCTTTGGCTTCATCAACAGCAATTTGAACTCTTGACATTCTGCCAGCAAATGTTTCAGCTGCTGCTGCTGCCTGTCCTGCAAATGTTTCAGATAATGCTTTAACAGCTGCATCAAAGTCTTTAGTCTTGACAATGTTTTCATCAAGTGGTACACCGATACGCTTTAATGCACCCAGGTTGCCATCATAGGCTTTGCCTAGGGCTTCTGTGACTGCTGCTAAATCTTTACCTGTACCGGCTGCAATGTCTAATGCTAGTTGTTGAAGTTTTTGTGCTTTTGTAACATCTTGTGTTGATCTGACTAGACGATCCAGTGATGGTCTTAATTGATCATCTGCAATGCCTGTTGCTCTAGCTGTGGCATCAATGTAATCTTCGGTTGCTGCAATTTGTTGATCTGTTGCTTTAGTTGTGTTGCGTAAAGTTTGAGCCAGGCTAACCTGGGCTTTTTCATCTTCAATGGCTGCTTTAACAGCTGAGACACCAATAGCAAATGCTGCTGTTCCAACAGCTGTTGCAAGTCCTAGAAATGCTTTGGCTGCTGTTGCAACAATCTTGTCTACTTTGGCAGTGAATGATTGTGTATCAGTTGATGCTTTATTTAAACCAGTTGAGAATTGCGCTGTGTCTGCAAGTAGTTGCAGTTTCAGTGTTCTAATATCTGCCATGTTAATTCCTTTCGCGCCATTCTCGTCTTATTCTATCAACTTCATCAACCCATCTTTTGGTTATATAAGGTTGCAATGCTTTGAGTGTTGGAAATATAAAGTAACCGGCATTGCCTCTGCCCTCGCGTGGTGATCTTGGTTGAAATTGTCTGTAACCAACATAATCAGTTGATTTGCCTTTTCTTTTGCGTTTTTTGTCTTGGTATGAACCAAATTCAACACCCAGTGCAATTGCACCAACTGGTGTACCATTTGCAAGTTTTGGATTATCTCCACCAATGCTGATAACTGGGCCTCGTTTAAAACTGTTTGAAACTTTAATTGATCTTGCAAGTGCTTGGCCTTGTTTAGTTGCTTGCAACGCTGAACCAATGGCAGATGCTGCATCATTAGCAATATCTTTAGATGTTTTCTTCATATCTTCTTTTGCAATATCATCCATGTTTTTAAAAGTGCTCAATATGGCTTTAATATCTTTGTCAGCAATCTTAATTTCAAAAGGCCTAGTTGCCATGAAACTTATTCACCACATCTGCAATTGTTGAGACCTGCTCTGCCGAAAGCGTTTTGAACTCTGACAATGGCTGGCGCGAAACGATTGCCAGTTCTATCAAAGTCCTGTCTATGCTTCCGGCTGGGTAAAATTTGTTGTTGCAAAGTCCTTTGAATTGATGTGAACAACTTGTGATCGCCAATCTTCAAACTTGCCAACTGGCTTGTCACTGATTCTTCTTTGCATTTGGTAAGCCAACCAGAATTGTTGTTCAATTGATGGTGGCAATTCTCGTTTGAATAATTCAAGGAAAGTTGTGCCAGTTTCCTTTTCAGCTTGTGCAATTTCCCATGGAATAGTCCATTCTTCAAAAGACTTTCCATTTGCCAATGTCCATTCTATTTTAATCTTAAACATTTAGGTGACCCCTGTTCGTTAGTTACGCTAGTGATACTGATCGGATTGGCATTGTCACTGTTGTGGTTAATGCATCCGGTGCTGTTCCACCAAAATCTGGTCGCTTTGGTAAAACTGTTAAAGTAATAACTTTAGCATTTATTGTCAAAGTCATTGCTTGTGTTGTGGTTGGGTTTGTGTCTGCATCTGTCCAAAGTGTGTCACAGAGTCCTGAAGCAACACCCCAGTCTTGTAGAATTTCCATTGTTACTGTTCCGACTTCTTTGTCAACTACATAATCGACTAATCCATTCAAAGTTTGAACTTGTGCGTTTGGATCGTCTAATGTAACTGTTGCACTTATGATTTGGTCATCATAATTGACAGCCTTGTATGTCAAAGCAATCGATCTGCCGGTGAATACTGATGTTGGCATTTTTTTCCTTTCTTATGGATTGTAGATTGTAGTTATTGATATTTCAACCAAGTACACATCATTTGTGTTTGCTTGAGATATCCTTGGGCTCGAAACATTTTGAATCTGCCAAGATTGTGGAATCAAAGGAAGCACAGCTGCAACCATTGTTTCAAGTTGTGTCAATGCACCAGGATTGCTATTTGGTGCGACAACAAGTTCAAGAATGTAATTGACGCGCCAGGCTTTATTGTTTCCAATTGTTACTGGCTCAAGCCAAGGATTACCGGCAGCGATCATGATTGATGGGGTTGTAATTACTTCTGCACCAAAGTCAACAACTGAATAATTACTGTTTGATAAGATTGCTGTCTTTAGGTTTGCGCGAACTGTTGCAAGGGTTGTCATCCTATTAATGCCTCAACATCTATGTAAGCACCTAGCATTCCAACAATTCTGTTTTGAATGGTACGGCCTAAAATATAAGGGGCAGGGACAAAATCTAATCCATTTTGAGTTGCTCCGGCACTTGTGCGTGCTTTAAATACATCAAGTGAAACTGTTAGCACAGCTGATTCAATTGGTGCAACATCTGCGTATTGTGATAAATCATTTTCTGCTGCAAGGCCGTTTGGTATTACATTGCGCCAATCTAGGTGAACTGGTGCTCCGGATGTTGTAATCTTAAAAGTAAATTCATCAACTATTGTTGTGATTGTTTTGTTGCCGTTGATGTGTGCTTCTACACCCTCAATTGCAACTGTTTGTGTTGCATAAAATTTGTGTGGTTTGGTTGTGTGAATTGTGCTTAATGTTGCACTTTCGGAATAGTGTTTGTCAATTGGTGCGTTCCATTTAACAAGTAAATTGCCGACAACTGATTCGGCTGTGTCAATGATTTCTGTTAATACGGCATCAGAATAAAGGGATGATGAAACACCATTGAGTGCAGCTCTTAATTCTGCTGGTGTGATGATTGATGCCATGTCTTACCTTTCGTGTGGTGTTACCTGGCAGGACAGGGGTCTAACCTGCCAGGCAACTCTTGTTCGCTTATTAGGCGACAGTGATGTTTCTGAATGCTGTTGGATATTTTGCACAAGTTGCAACATATCCGTAAATGCCAATTTCAACTTCGCCAGTTGAAACAACATTTGTGCGCAATTGGAATGCACTGGATTTGTACATTGTTGCTGCATCAGATGAATAAACAACGCCTTTAACGCCTGTACCGGTGTCAAAGTTTGGATCAACAACTAATCCCAATCCTGCGATTGTGCCTGCTGTTGAGCCTTGGGTCATTAGACCTGCTGCGTTTTGTGGTGCTGCTGCTGCAAATAATGGTCTTTGTGAACCATCTACTGCTGCAAGTAACTCTGCAAAGTTTCCTGTGTCTGCAAGGAATCTGTTAGGAGTTTTGCGAAGTACTGCATATGAATCTGCAATACCATCAGCAATTGCTGCGTAAAGTGTTCCACCAGTTGAAGTTCCTGGTGCTGCTAATGCAATTGAGAATGCATAAGCATCTGCTTTTTGAGCCCAGTTTGCAGCCAACTCGCGAAGAAGCACATCTAAGTAAGATGGATCACTCCTATCAAGGAGTTCTACACTCACACGATTTGCGCCGGCTATTTTAACAACATCAATTTCTTTTGATGTGATTGCTGTGTCAGTTGAATCAAATTCAACTGCTTCTGCTGTTACAGCTGTTGTTGCTTGAGCACCAAGAATTGGTCGGTAGAATTTCATTCCGGATG